ATGGCTTCTTTTAGCATTCAAACTCGGACACTCACCAGTGGTGAGAAGCGTTATAAAGCGACAATTACTGTCAAAAAGAATGGGCGAATTGTACACCGATTTGCCAAAACACATAAGAAAAAAGCGATAGCTACAGCTTGGGCAAAGAACCAAGTTTCTGAGATTGAAATTAAAGGTCTTAAAACTCAACGGTCTACCACCATTGCAGAGTTGCTTGATTTATTTATTGCAGAGCGCGATTTGTGGGATAACACGGGGCGTACCAAGCAGTATGTCATTAAAATGCTCCGTGATTGCAATATCGCCAATGTTCAAACTAATAGTTTGTCTACCACTGATCTCATTCAACACTGTAAAGATAGAAAGGGAGCTGGCGCAAAGCCCGTTACCATTTATCATGATGTCGCTTACCTTCGTTCTGTAATGAAAAAGGCGAACCCTGTTTTTAACATTGAAGCGAACTATGCTGTCTTTGAGGAAGCCGTGCCAGTGCTCATTGATATGAAGTTAGTGGGTAAATCAGAAAGGCGTACCAGAAGACCAACTGAAAATGAACTTGAAAAGTTAAAACAAGGTTTGCTTGAGCGCGAGAACTTTCGACCTAATGGCCCTACTCGTATTCCATTTATCGACATTCTAGACTTTAGCATTTTAACCTGCATGCGAATTGGCGAGGTATGTAACCTGCGATGGGAAGACCTAAACCAAAAGAATAAAACCGTTGTAGTTCGTGATCGTAAAGACCCCAGAAAGAAAGAGGGTAACCATATGATTGTTCCTTTGCTTGGTGAGTCTATGGATATTGTTTTACGCCAAGAGCGAAAAGGTGACTTGATATTCCCCTATAATCCTAGAAGCGTTACAGCAGGCTTTCAGAGAGTGCGTAATAGCTTAGGAATAGAAGACTTGCGCTATCATGATTTAAGACGAGAAGGTGCAAGTAGGCTATTTGAATTGGGTTACTCAATAGAAGAAGTAGCTCAAGTAACAGGTCATCGGAATCTAAACATTCTTTGGCAAGTATACACCCAACTTTTCCCACACAAACTACACAAAAAACACACCTAAGTAAAAGGAGCCTTTCAGCTCCTTTTACTTGAATCTTAGTTTTAGCTAACAAACTGATATGCTAAACAAAGCCTTCTATACTGCAAGTTTAGGCTTGCTAAACGCTCTTCTTCACTCATTTCTCTAGAATCATCAGTTAGAGATTGCCGGATACTATATGCATGTTTTGACAGTTCAAAGTCCACATAATGATTCACATTAGTACCATTAGATTGAGGTAAGCACCAATGTAGCAAAAACTCTTTGGTTCGGCTTAAAGATTCGTGTTCTGAAAGTCTAGTAATTGCAGCTACACAAGTACTTACGACTCGAATGTGCTTGAAATATGGTAAATGGTAAGCAGCGTATAAGTTATCGAGTTCTTGAACAGAAACGATATACGTCTGCATCTTTACGAAATCTTCCCCCATTGACTTTAGAGGAAGCTTTGTTTCCTCACTAGAGCAAGACACTATTAACTCATGCAGTTTTTTCCTTGCTTCTTTAATCTCTTGATTTATCAATGATCTCGTGCTGTTCTTAGCATTTTGAGTTGCTGTAAAGTACCAACCAACAACAGCAATTATAAAAGCTATCCACCAAGTCATTCTAGTTACCCTCAAGCTTTTTGGTCTGGCGAGATATATAGCCCTCTACTTCGACAATAACGGATGGATCATCATTGGATATCAGATTGTCTCTGATAAAGTTAATCATTTCCAACGTAATAAAATCGTGCTTTATGATTGGTTCACCGTTTGGATGTTCAGTATCTGGGTGAGCTGGCATGGCACGCACTACTCCACCAAAGATTTCTTCCAAAAAAGACGACCCATAACCAAGAACCCCATCTAAATTAACCACTATCTCTGGGTTGCTTTTGAGGTTCTTAATCAAATGCTGCTCACGAAATTCCTCTCCGCTATTGGCTCCAAGATATATATATCTCGGGCCAGGATATTTCGTAAAGTCAGTTACTTTTAAATCGAACATGCGATTACTCATTCTTTAACTGTTAATGGGATAGACATGGAAATAAGAGTTCCATTCAATCCAATATCAAAATCTTTAGGCTTAACATCCATAGATTCAGGATTTGACGCATCTAGCATTAAAGAGCCTTTACCCGACATGATCAGAAGCCTGCCTTCTAGCCCTTTGATAGCATTTTTTAGATCGACACCACCATACCCTCTATTGTCGAATTCTTTATGTCTGGTATTTCTTTCGCGAACATTCTTAATGTTAATCATACCTTGTAAGCACTCGCTATCTCTAGAGGAAAAATCCTTGTTTTTTAGAACAAACCGCTGGAACCGTTTGAAGATTTCCCAAGAACTTTTAGCCTTACCATTCTCTAAAGTATAGCGAATTCCAACACCAAGGTCGGCGACAACTACAACAAGTCGACCTTCGATGATAGCAAACAAACACCGGGTCTTGTTGTATCTCAAGCCATTGTCGTTCATAAAGGTCTCATCATATGCATGTTCAGGGCAGTTGTTTACTGCCTCAATCAATATCTTATATATCTTAGATATTTGTGAGGGAGAAATGTTGGGAACCTTATTACAAACATTCTCTAATATTTGTCCAACTAAGCTAGAGTCACTATTGGTAAAGGACTCCGTTTCCCAAATTTTAAGCTTAGGGGGCGGAAGTGTATGACAAAGAGGTGCTTTAGGGCTACCTAATTGTTTATACAACTCTAGGTGATTAAATACGTGATTGGGCTGAATTGTCTCTGAAGAACTGCCAGCATGAGGTTTAATTCGATTTGGGTACTTAATCTTAAAACTAACTCTCGGGTAGAGCTCCTGATACATTTCTATATATGAGAACAAGAAAGCACATCCACTTGGATCTACCTTCTCTACGCTCTCAAGGTTCAAGAGTATAGTTCCATTAAAGTTACGATTATCTTCTTCTTCTAAAAATGAACAAATACTTTCAAAAAATTTGAGAACTTTCGCCCTATCTTCAGGATACATGGGGGCAACCGTCAAACCATGAACCGTTAACTTAAACTTTCTTGGCTTAGGTTTGGAACAGTTTGGCTTACCACCCCCCTCAGGGCCAATTTTACGAGTCAGAAAAGACTTCTTTCGAGTACTTACTCGCCGCTTATTACTTTTCACATAGCGAGAAAACACCTTTCTGGCCCAGCGCTGTTTTTGAACCTTTTCACGATTCATAAAAACATACCTATTGCTTTCATTCTATTCCCTTTAACTATTTTCAGGCGACAATGAGAACATTTGTGGGGTATTTGGTTGTGTAGTTTTGTCGGTTCAGAACCTTTCTCAAAGTGATGATGCCCTTTTCTTACATTTTACACAGTGGTACTCAACACACTCTACATCGCCAATAACCCTAGTTTCATAGTTCCTACTTTATTTTTATTGTATTGACTGAGTCAAAAATCGTTTCAACCACATCTAGTGCCATTTCTTCCGGATATATGCCATCACTACGTTTCTTGGTTAAACCCTTTGTTTTCAAGAAGTTTTCGCTTACTCTGCTCCAGTAGCTTTGTACCGTTATGTTCGTCCATTTGATAGATGTTATCATTGACTTCAATACTCGGCTGATCACTTAATAGCACATCGCTAGAGCTCGCTAATTTTTTCAATGTACGGCTGATATTATCTTGCATTTCATCAACGTTGTAGCCTTCCTGTTCAAGCTTCTTACTTAACTCAAACATCATATCTAGCGTTTCAACCTTTTCTTTCATCTCAACAATATCTTTATTTGCTGGATAGTTATTGATGTAGTATGAAGAACCCGCACCGATTACAGCCGTTAGGACTCCAACAATTAGTTGATTTCCGGAGATACGAGCAAGTAAGCTTCCATCTTCAATGTGTTCAATAACAATTGGATGGTCGGATAACGATATATTGAACAAATTACCAAGCTCGGTGTACATCTCATCCAAGGCAACCAATTTGTTACCAAACTGCTTTAATGACGGAACGTTGGATAAATACAGTTCTAACTGTTGAGAGTCCTCGCCTAAAGGCGGTGATAGGTAACCTTCTAAAATAGTATTAAGCGATCTTTGCAAGTCATCATACGCCCTCGTTACACGTATACTCGCAAATGAGAGCCTATAAGCTAGCTCCATCTTGTATCGAACACGGTAACTCTCGTGAGCGTGTAAGAACTCATCCACACAATGCAGAAAACTACTAAGCTGCTCTGACAGGTGCGGCCTCGATTCCGTATGACTTTTTTCAACCAAGTATTCTAAATCCATATAACAGCGGAAAAGCTGTCTTGTATTGGTTGAGGATTGGTCTTTGCTTATAGCATCTTTAACCGAATTTACAATTCCTTGTCGGTACTGTTGAACGGTTGAAGAATTAGAAGCTCCATCAAACGTCTCAAAAGATAAATTTCGAATATCGTTATAAACCTGATTAAAAATATCTACCGTATCGAACAAGCTACCGTAAGAGCCACTCTCTAGCTCCCTTTTAAGGGTAATCAATGTTCTGTAATAAGCTTTTTTATTCACTCGACTCTCTCATAAATTCACTGTTGGTATTTCTCATAGCATTAAGCTAACTGGGTAGGTCATCTAGTTTTTGGAGTTCTCAATAGCTACTTTTAAGTCGGCAATGTCACTCTTTAGTTCAGAGATTTCATTGCGAAGGTTGGTAACCACATGCGTATCTTGTTTGTCTGAATCTTCTTCTAAGAACCAAGACGCGACAAAACCTGTAAACGTGCCAAACAAGCCTACTCCAGCCGTCATAAGAACAGCCGCAACGACTCTTCCTTCATAGGTCACGGGATAAAAATCGCCATACCCTACTGTCGTAATCGTAACGAAAGCCCACCAAAGAGCATCACCAGCGTTATGGATGTTTGAACCATCAATACCTTTCTCAAGCTGAAGCATGGCGATAGCACCAAAGATCACAAGTATCACTGACACCGCAGACACTAAAGAAAAAGTACCCTGCGTTTTATTGCGAAATAGATAGTAGAGAATCATTTTGGTTGATCTAACAGCCCTCAAAATTCGCAGGACTCTCACCACTCTTACAATTCTTCCGTAACGGAACATATCGAGCATTGGGATACTGGATAAAAGATCTATCCAACCCCATTTCATAAAGTGCTTTTTACTTTCAGCCCTTTTTAACCGAATGAAGAAATCAGCAAGAAACACCAAACATATAATATTGTCGGTAATCGCTAGTATTTCCCTCACATCGGATGGTAGCTTGAAAACGCTTTCAGCAAACAATGCCACTAATACGTATATTGAAAGGACCAAAGTGAAGAATTGAAAGGGACCAAAATCAATGGCCTCCTTTTCTATTGATTTATTTGTCATTTGTTTAACCAACAAAAAAGGCACCCTTTCGGGTGCCTTTGTTTTCCTAGACCACCGTCTTCATGACGATGGTGACCACTTTTCCTATTACCGCGAACTCTCGGAGCTTTTCGCCGTTCACGATGAAGGGTAAATACTCATCTTTATTATCTGAGATGACCTCATAACCCTCAGCCATTATGTCGTATTTCAGACGTTTGATGTAAACATGTTTACCTATTCGAACGACATAAACCCCATGTTTTACAGGGTGTTCTAGTTCTCTTATATCTACTAAAACCTCATCACCATCACTCAACGTATCTTCCATCGAGTCACCATGACAAATTACAATTCTAGCGGTGTTCTCGTTTAGCCCGTATTGCTTGAGACGAGAACAAGGTAGCAGCTCTGTTCTTAATTGGTATTCAGCACCATTCTGTACACCAAAACCACAAGAAGCATAAACGTTATAAACGGGTACTGCGCACAATTCACCGACTTGAGACAGGTCCTTAATCGCCTTTACGTTAGAGATCTCTGTCACATTATCGGGAATAACCTCATTGCCAAATTTCTCGCGTAATTCTGCTAAATCTTGCTCATTAAAACTTGAAATGTGGTATTCGAGCGAACGCGACTGCCCCCTTGTTCTACGGGACTTCCAACCCTCTCGCTTAGCTCTTTGAGAAATACCTGAACTGCTGCCAGGCATACCCGGCAAATCCATTAAGTCAGAGCTTAAAAACCATTCTTTCATAAAAACGCGCACCAACGACCATTGACTAACGTAGCAAATGGAAGCAAAATTAAGTAAAAAGAAGCGTAAGGAATTAATTATCAAGTCACTTCCAAACGCTTTAAATTGCGAAATCTTACTTTATCACGCTTCGCTGCGTGTCTCTATATGAGGTGATGTATGAATATCAAATATGCGCTCCATGCAACCTTTGGCAAGCCAATTATCCCTGTTAGTGCTATCTGTGAGGACTTCTTTGGCCTTAAGGTTAAAACCGCTAACGAGCGAATCCGGGCGCACACCTTCCCTATTCCGGCATTTCGTCTAACAGACAAAAACAATGGTGACTATTTCGTCAATGTTGACGAGTTAGCTACTCATATCGAAAAGCAGCAAGCAAAAGCAAAAGAAGAGTGGGACCAAGTGCACTCTACGCACTGATTCCGTTCATTCCGTTTCACTTCCTACAGGGTAAGTATTAGATATGAGTGCGAATAGTTCAATGTGCAGCTACGTAGACACTGCACAACACAAGTTTGATGAAGCCTGTGTTGCCTTCGCAGATAAACACAACATGTGTCACTTAGCTGATGAAATCGGCATTGAGCGCAATGTTATGCGAAACATGCTAAATCCAGAACAGCCAAGAGTGTTAAAGGTTCCAGTGTTGTTCGCTATCAGCAAAGCAACTGGTGATTACTCTATTCTTTCAGCCCTTCTTCGAGACCTCGACATAGCTGCGGCTCACATCCCTGTTGATGCAAGTGATTACGACCAAGAAACGTTTTTGAAGCGTGTACTTGAGAACTCTGAATGCGCTGGAGATTTCTCACGTATGGCGTTGGAGCATGCAGGTGATCAAATCCTGCCACGTTCAACCAGAAGCAAAATCATCAACCAAGCACAAAAAGGCATTAGCAATTTAGTGCTTCTAATCAATGACCTAGAAAACCGCACTGGCAGCGCACAGCCATTCTTTGCAATGGGAGTGGACTTAATAGCAAACGGGGCGGCTTTACCGGGACTTTCTTAACTTTCTACAGGGGTGTAGTTATGGGAAACAATTCAAACTATCTAGTGCAAATGCTAACTAGCTCTTTTGAGCACATTACTGATCGTTTTAATGCAAGTAGTGAACAGCAACAACACGAAATTCTTATCCAGCTTGACGCTATCGCCAAGAAGCAAACGTTAGTCGAAACACACCGACCTCAAGCCGAAGTGCTCGCAGACATTCGAGAAGCGATGCAAGGCGATCGTGCTCGTGTGTTCTTTTCACATTCATTCGCTAGTTGGTATCGCTCTGGTCAAAGCGAAAAGGCAAAGCCTCAACTGCACCACTGGTCGCAGCTCGATATGAGTAATCGCCGCCTATACCTAGAAATGTTAGGGCTACGCGACTTGGGCCGTTGGGATGATGAAGCATTATACCAATTCGAGCAGTACTGCTTAGAAGCTATCGAGGGTTAGGCATGAGCAATGTAATTACTGTCTTTCGTCATGAACTTGAACATGGCTTACGTCATGAAGGTTTTACTACTCGCAAGATTGAGCAGTTCGTGCGCATCTTCAATGCTGTTGAATCTAGTCAAGGCGACATGCTTGAGCTGGATTCAACACGCGCAATGCTTGTAAACGTAAATGGTACTGAGCAAGGTTTATGCCTTTCTGATTTCATTACTGCTTGGTGGGTTTATTGGGTTGTCGTTTTTAATCAGTCAACCGATGCCGCAACTCATCATCAAGCCCTAGGCGCTATCCGTGCTCTTTTCTTTGTTTCCGCCAGTGTTCGTGACACTAGCCAAAAGACCACTATGCAGATGTGGTGGCGCGACTGTGAGCCTATTCATGGTCACCCAACTTTGGAGGCTATGTAATGCAATACGCCGCCGTAATGCTTTGTCCAGATGGCGGAATTATCCGCCACGAAACCACTCTAGAAGTAGCCAATGTGTTAATTGGCAATTTCGACACATTGCTAGACGCGATGAACCAGGCCTGCCGCGATTTAGATTGCAGTATTTTACACCCGGTTAGAAAAGGGATTATCAGCAAAGGTAGAAACAGAGGTGGGTATATGTTGGTTACCACACAGGAGCTAGCAACGGTATGAAGAATCAAAGTAATGAAGCTCTAACTATCAAAATTGGTGACCCACAGCTCGAAAAAGCTAAGAAACTGTATGAGCTAGGGAAAACAGTTGAAGAAGTAGCCGCTACAACAGGACTGTCTCTTATGGCGGTTAAAGGAGCTACAACTCAAAAGAATAAGCTATGGAATGACGATGAAATCTCTTTGCTTAACTCTTTGGCAGGTAAAGCCAGTACCGATTACATCGCTAGTAAAGTAAAGAAAACAAAAAGACAGGTCCAACACAAGGCACAGCGCTTAGGTCTTTCTTTGGCATTCATTAACCGCAAGCCCAAATCATGGACGACTACAGACGTGCGCTACTTAAAAACTAATGCAGGCGTAATAAGCGGAGTACAAATTGCTCGCCACTTAGATAGACCAGTAGAGAACGTTTATCGCAAAGCACACTTACTCAATTTATCGTTGCATGTTCTGGGCGAAAACAGCCATGCAGCAACCTACTCAAATGAAGATATTGAACTGTGTCGCGCTCTGTTTGACGCTGGATTAAAGGCCCCAACCATTGCAGATGGAAATGAGCCGTTCTTTTGTTCACCAAGTTATCAAGCACGAACGTAGAGCCTACCTATAAGGAAAACGCTATGACTATACAAGTTTACTCTGACCCATGCCATTTGCCGTGCCCTGATTTACCACATCACTCTTTAACCAAAGAAGATAAACAGCGGGGTTTATCGTTCTTGAAACGAACAAAGCAAGAGCTATGCGATAAACAGTTAGCGCCGCTACGTGAACAGATGACAACTCTCAAGGAACAGGGCAGAGCAAGTGACGACCAAGCTGAACAACGCCGTATCGGTTCCGAAATTGAGAAACTCAAGTCACAAGCCCAACGCATTCAAGATCGCTGGTCTTAACCTATAGTGACTATTCATCAAGTGAACAACCTTACTGAACCAACCGAAATCGAACTATACGACTACCCTTGGCAAGCTCCTTTGACGCCAGTTGAAGAAGCTTGCTTTGCTAGTCGTTTCAGCTCTATCAACGAAGAACCTGAAGACTTAACCATCCTTGAACGACAGATGTTCGAGGCTAGCCCTAGCGATCATAAATGGCGACAAAACTTCTTTGCCAATACTCCTGATTACTTAGCTAAATATTTTGCTAAACGATATGTCTCATTAATCAATCAAGGTGATCGCAAAGCAGCCAATACCTTTCTACGTGAAAAGATGGAGCCAGCTCAAAAGCGTGTCGAGCTAGTAATGAAATCTTATCAATCTCTTCCAACTATCCATAAAGTAACTTTGCTATCTAAAGAACATTGTGATGAAGACCCTTTTCATCCTGTGTTTTTTACAGAGCATGGTTTGCCTGAGCAATTTACAAAAAAACAAATGGCCTTCGACTTTGAGAAAGCCGAAAAGAACCATAAGCCAGTTAAGAATCGTATTTTGGCAGAGCTTGAACTTGATGAACTCAAGGAAATGGCTTTCACGATTACGAAGATTATTGATAGCTATTGGGGAATGACGGCTGAACGCAATGCTTTTGATAGCGAAGGGAAAAGCGAACGAGAAATCGAACACCTTACCAATAAAGTAATCGTAATAGCCTATGAGCAGGTATCTATTTTTGTCCGTGAGCACTTTGGCATTAAGCCGCCTCGAAAATACAAAAAGCAAACTCCTAACTCTGCTGCTTCAGATATCTCTCGAATGATTGATGAGAAGTGGTGGTATGGTCGTTTAGTCCGCTCTCGCAAGATTATGCGCGAACACTTGGCAATAGCTATGGGCCAAGTATCAAATAAAGCCTCACCATACAGCTCATGGGATTGCGTTCGTGAGCATCAAACCCAACAAAAAGCAAACTACAACTACATCAAGCAAAACGTTCTGATTGATAATGAGTCGGGTGAAGAGTTCGACTTGTGGGACATATTCAAGAAAAGCAATGCTAACCCTGCAATACGTCGACATGAGCTAATGGTTCGTTGCCGTGGCTGTGAAGATATTGGCAATGAGCTTGGTCTTCAGGGGTTGTTTCTTACCCTCACAACACCTTCTTCTTATCACAACCATTACAAGCGTGGTGGCTTTGTTGCTCACTGGAATGGTGCAAGCCCTCGTGATGCACAAAGCTACCTCAATAATGTTTGGCAACGCATTCGTTCTAAGTTGGGCCGTGAAGGTATTCGTTGGTTTGGTGTTCGTGTTGCGGAGCCTCACCATGATGGAACTCCACACTGGCATTTGCTGATCTGGGTAAAGCCTGAAGAAGTCTCTCAAGTTCGCCATATATTTATTGATTACGCGACTAAAGCAGATCGTGAAGAGCTGCACCCAAGCTTTGACCGCAAAGAAAAGCGAGCAGCCAAGAAAGAAAATATTCGAGGCCCGATGAACTATAAGCCTCGTTGTGACTTTGGTTATATCGACCCAGAAAAGGGAACCGCTACGGGCTACATCGCTAAATACATTTCGAAGAATATTGATGGTTTTGCAATGGATGACCTTGTTTCCGATGAAACAGGTAAGTCAGTTAAAGACATGGCAAAGAATGTCGGTGCTTGGAAAAGTCGCTGGGCTATTCGTCAGTTTCAATTCTTCGGTGGTGCACCTGTTACTACCTATCGTGAGCTTCGACGTTTTGCAAACCATGACCGCACTAGTTTCCAGAATTACTTATCTCAGCTTAACCGTGAAGAGCTAATCGCCATTTATGAAGAGATGGAAGTAAAAGTGAGCCGTAAGTTTGTTGGTCCTGCAATTCCAGTAGAACTACTACGTGTTAACCCTCGCTTTGATAGCTTATATGTGAAGCTTCTGCTTGGCGAAGCTTATCAACCAGATATCGAGCACCCTATCACTACGGTTAGTGATGTCATGAAAGCTGCTGATACAGGTAACTGGCACTGTTACATCATGGGGCAAGGTGGCCCATTTGTTAAACGTGAGGAACTACTGATTACTAACTCTTACGAGGTTATGCCTTTTGCGTCTCCGCACGGTGAAGCTGTTCGTAAGCTTGATGGTTTTGATGTTACTGGCAAGTTTTTCAAAACAAGGATTAAGACCTACACCATTGTAGCTAAGGCTAAGCCAGAGATGCAAAAGCAGGTTGACTATGAGTTCGATAAACCAAGTGAAAACCCTTCAACTTGGAATTTCAAGAAGCGCACCGTGTCATTTGTAGAGGTAACTAAGGAGGACGCTAGCACCAGAGGGAGCGAAGCGACCGCAATTGGCAGCTCCGCTGCCTCTCGGAGTTCTGTCAATAACTGTACGGAACCCGACAGAGGTTCAAAACAGGTACGGGAGTTAAGCCCAGATATTGAATACGAAATTAAGCGATTAATTGAGGAATACGACCTCAGCGAAAGCTTTAGATCTGACCTAATCAGAGGTCGCGTTATTCAACTCAGTAAAGAGAAGAGCATAAAACTCAGGTTCGGGGCCACAGAGCGACAACCTGATCACCTTGTTTACCAACATAAACAGCAAATCGACTTGAGCTGGCTTGATGAAGATAAGCCAGAAGAAGTGATTTTGTCTGATGACGATGAAGATTACGCTCAACCAAACCTTTCATGCTTCGGCATGCATCGACCTGCATCTAAATCGTGGGCTGATTATGCGGATTTGGTTGAAGAAGATGATTGGCCGTTAGCTTAAGGAACACATTAATGGATATGCCAACACCCTGCCAAAACTGTGGCGAACTACACGACTTAAACGATCTTCGAGAAAGCAGAGAAAAGCAATTCATGGTTTGTGATGACTGTTTTCAACAGTTGGAAGAAGAATTCAACGAGGGCAAAGCTGCATGTGATACTTGCGGCAACCTATTTGACGAAGTACTGATGCACCCAGTTGATAATGGAGAGCTACCAGACGAACTGCTATGTGATGAGTGCTTTGATGATTTATGCGATGAGGAAGAAGAATGAGCCAAAAAGACTTTGTACTAAAAATGACAGTCGCTTACATGCAACACCACGGTTTTGCACCTAGTGACGGACACCTTAGAGAGTGGGCTGCTATGTACCGAAACCTATAAGGCGTATCGAGTATAGATGAGTTTGACTATGCCAGCTGCTGAACACAATCGCTCGAGCATAGTCATTTTTAACTACATTGGCCAATGTAGTCACCAATGACTACGTGGTACCAGATTACAAAGGTAGATGAAATGAGTTATCTAGGTGCAAAAAGTGGAAGTGGCGTATATCAGACGATTATTAACCTAATGCCGCCACATGATACATACGTTGAAGCGTTCTTAGGAACGGGCGCCATTATGAGAAAAAAGGCACCTGCTGCAAAAAATATTGGTATTGATATCAACGCTAGCTGCGTAGACAAATTTAACTCTACTGCAGCAATAGATAAATCCAACTTTACTGCAGCTGATGTTTTTCAAGCTGATGCATTCGACTTTCTAAGCTCGTTTGATTTTTCCCAAAATGGAAGAACCGTTGTCTACTGTGATCCACCATATGTGCATTCAACCAGAACCAGTTCAGCTAGATATGAAAATGAGTTAACTGATGAAGACCATAAGCGTTTATTAAGAATACTCTCTTCACTGCCATGCTTTGTGATTATCTCAGGATACAGAAACGACATTTACGAAGATTATCTATCTGATTGGTGGAGCGTAGACTTTCAAGCAATGACTCGCGGCGGAGTTCGAACAGAAACAGTGTGGTGCAATTTCACTCCTGGTGACATTCATTACCACACTTTTGCAGGTAAAGACTCCACTGATCGCCAACGCATTCAAAGAAAAGCTGAGCGATGGGCTAGAAACTTTGAATCTTTACCAAGCGCGGAAAAGCAAGCGGTATTCTCAGCGTTGTTAATGACAATAGGAAGCTAAAAACCAGTTTATCTAGGCTCAGTACTTAGGGGTGGGTGTTGAGTAATTTAACTAAGAGCTAAAGGAGATAATAGATGTTAATGCCATGCCCTAAATGCGGATGCAAAACCAGAATTGTTACCTCTCAAGAAATGACAAACGAGACGCGAAAAGCCTACTGGCAATGTCTTAACTTCAATTGTGGGGTGAGGTTCAGCACTCTAACTTCAGTTGAAGGGATTATTGATACAGTTGGCCTTCCACCTGACCCGAAGCTACAACCGGAACTTTGTAAAGGTGACCTAAACCAAATGGACATTTTTGCTATGGAACAACCTAGCGCATAAATCGGAAGTCTAGACTTCGGGAAAATTAAATAAAATGAACCTTATTCCAACAAAACGACTAAACGCTTTATTAGAAATCTTACCTAAACGTGAGATGCCGGAGAAAACACGAGAGGCCGTAAAGCTCGTGTTTGACTCCGGTTATTCTTATGAACTCGCTTCACTTAAAACAGGCGTATCTAGCAAACGAATATCTCTAGCAGTACGCAAACTTAACCAAATGGATACAGTTTTGCTGGCTGCATACCGCCTATAAAAATCTAAGGATCGCATTCTTACTAAAAGTGAACAAAAACGATCTAAGACGATCTCTCGATTCGCAATCTAAAACTCCATTCGATGTAGTTCACACAAGGCTTGTGCTCAAATAAACATACCGAAATTAAATGCGCTCTTAGGATCGCAAAATTGCAGTGTGGAATTTTGGTGTGGAGGGAGGGGTGAGTCCGAACGAGCGCTGAGCGCCCTGACCCGTCCTAAAACTTCCAATCGCTGCCTATTTCCTATTTTTCTTCTATTGGTGGGTTTTCTCATGTGGGAACGACAACACGAGCACGCTAGATGGAATGGGCTTAAGCTCAATATCCTGTCTACCTCCTTTGATGGTGGTAAGCGTCTGCAAGTGAGTGAAATCCCATACGCTGACTTACCACACATAAAAGTCATGGGCACGAAAGCCCGAGCCTTCACCTTTGAAGTTGTATTCGTGGGTGCGAGCTCACTTGCAGATGCGAATGCACTCATTGATAACCTTGAAGCGAACCCACAAGGAGAGCTTGAGCACCCTTGGTTAGGTGAACTACCGCTAGTCTTTGAAGACCACTCGCTAAGCTTCAGCACAAAAAAAGGTTTAGTAACATTAAGTCTTAAGTTCGTGCGCTCTGGTACTTCACCTTCCATCACTGCAACGACAACAGTACGCACCAAGGCACAAGCTGACATAGTAGAAAGCCTATCTAAGAAGTCATTTATTGAAGAAGTTAAAGGGCTGGATGTTTCTCAAATCAACGAAGCTCAAAACAACGCAACCAGTGCACTCAATGTGTTGGTTGATATTACTAATCGTCTGAATCTAGCTGATGATTCGCTGCAAGATATTAACCTAGCGATAAATGAAGCCTTCTCCGCCGTGAGCGGCTTGAGCACTAACCCTGCCAAGTTCGCTGATCTGTTTTCTAGCGCTGTCGATACGGTGTCTGAAGGCGTTCAATCAGAGTCCGCCTCCGAGAGTGAAGCCATCGATAACTCACGCAGTGCCCAAGCTTTGATGCTTGGCGAAGTAAAAACCGATAGCCCAACCAAACACCACAACGTACAGATGGTGACGGGCGCGGTTAAGATGAGTAAAGACGTGACTAACCTAGAAGCCAATGACAGCTTTGAGATCACCCTAGCCCAAAAGCAACCAGAGATTATTCAAAGTGATCTCTCAACGCTAATTGTCAACGTTGATGACCGCATCAAGGAAACGACTCAAGTCTCTACGCAAGAAAGCATAGAGCTCTATGACGCCCTCACCTCACTAAAAAGCAATGTGCAGACTCAGCACGACAAAGTAGCAGAGGGAACCAAAGCGCAACGAACTGTGCAGTCACCTCACTTTAAGTCAGCGCTAACCATTGCTCATGACGAGTACACCAATGAGAACATCATTACCAAAATGAATGCACTTCAACACCCTTTATTTATCCGTGGTGATATCGCGGTGAGGGATGCATGATGAATCAACTCACGATGTACATTGACGGAAAGCAGCATACTTTCTACCAAGCCAACTTGAACTACTCAACAGAGCAATTGGCCCACACCTTTAACTGCTCGATTGAACCAATGAACATTGATCGCCCGTTGTCGGTAGAGTTCTTCCTAAATGACCAATCCATCTTAATTGGTCAGATAGATGAGGCAGAAAACGAGACGGGTGCAAGCGCTTTAACTATGCCAATAGTAGGACGCTCCAAGAGCGCCAACATGATTGACTCGCGCATCACTATGGATGCGCTTTACAACCTCAATGTTGAAGAACTGCTTAGAAAACTGGCAAAGCCATTTGGTTTAGGGGTAAAGAGCCTCGTTAAAGGCATGCCGAAGATTGAAGAGTTTCAGATTAACGCCGAATCTCCAGTTGAAAATGTTGCTCAGCTCATCCGTGAACAAGGCTACATGCTCATCGAGCGAAATGGTGTACTGACTATTGAGAACACAGCGCATGCAACGATTAACAATGTTGGCCTTGAAACAGGCAACAACATAGACAGCTTAAAGATAAAACGCGCCTTCAATAAGCAGTTTCATACCATTGATGTGCAGGGTCAGTGGGATGATGCCAGCGCTCAAGTCACTAACCCTAGCATTGATAGCTCGCGCACTATGGTGATCACTTGTGACCAACTGCAAAACAGTGCAGCGTGTTTATCTCGTGCCAAATATGAACGCAACTTAGCCATAGCGGAAAGCCTGACCGCTTCAACGTCTGTCGCAGATATCTTTCCTCAGCTTGCGATTGATGGATTAAACCGAGTGATTCGAGTGTTCGACAAAGAGCAGAGTTTTAGCGAAATGCTGGTGATCAAGTCTCTTGGCCTATCGGTGTCCGAAAGCTCCGCGAGCACTTCCGTTGAGTTGGTCAGACCGTTTAAGGAGCAAAGCCATGTCTAGTGCTCAGCGTCAGCAACAACAGCGATTAATGGCTCGCATCAAGAACGTGATCGGCACAGGCACGGTGACAGGTGCAACTACGGGGATACTGCAAATCAGAACCGCGACAGGCCGCACCAATGACCGAATTAAGCGCGTTCATAACTACGGCTTTATGAGCCGCCCACTACCAGAGGCCAAAGCTTACAATCTGTTTATCGGCGGTGTGGCTGCACGTGGGATTACCGTCAATGTTGAAGATGAGCGCTACCAAATAGACTTAAAGCCCGGTGAGGTCGCCATGCTTGATGACAAGGGCAATTTAATCCATCAAACCGAAGAAGGAATTAAGGTTTATGCGACCAAAGGTAAGGTCGATGTAGTAGCAGCGAATGAAGTCTCCATCAAAGCGCCACAGGTGAACGTTATCGCTGACAAAACCACGTTTTCTAAAGATGTAGAAATAGGCGGCAACCTGAGTGTGGCGAAGAATGCAGAAGTGGCAGGCTCTGTCGGTGGTCAGTCTGGTACGTTCGGCGGCGTCAAAGTCGAAACGCACGACCACGATTATGAAGACGACAACACCACCAAGACTACAGAAGGGCCAAACAAAGCATGAGCCATTTTAAATTGAACGCGCTTACAGAATCGGTGGATTCCAAAGAAGGCATGAGTCATGCGGTGCTGCAAAGCGTCTATAACTACGCAGAGTCAACCCAGAATGACCGCGCCAGAATGAATAACAATGAGCGCGGCGGTACTTGGAGCGGTGAACTGATAGAGATTGTCGGCTCTCGTGACTGGACACTCAAACGAGCCAAATTGACTGACGAAACCTTAAGGCTTGCTAAACGTTTTTATGAAGAAGCTCTTGCCTGGTTAATTCAACAAGGTCACGCCAAAACCATTGAAGTCACTGTTTGGAGAGAGAAACCAAACCAAATGGGCCGTAATGTCATGATAACCCTGACGGACGGCTCCACATTTGATGTTCCACTATCGAAGGTAGATAAATGAGTACACAAGTGAGCCTTGAGAGCTTAATCGCTCGTGCTGAAGCCAACCTGACAGCAGAAACAGGGCAAAGTAACCCAGCCACCAAAGCGATAGCCTCTGCCATTGCTGGCGTCAGTTATGGACAATATGGTTATCAAGATTTGCTTTTCAGACAACTGCACCCTGAAACCTGCTCTGAAGCGTGGCTATACCTGCATGCTAATCGTCACAATACACCTCGCCTGTTGCCTACCTTTGCAAAGGGCACTGTACAGTTTACTGAGCTAGGTGGAACAGTGGTGACCGCAAAGGGTACTCGCCTAATCTACGGTGACAAAGAGTATGAAACTACCAAAGAGCAGTACAGCAATGTGCCTGTGGACGTCATTGCTCTTGAGTCAGGGACAGCCAGTAATTTACCAAACGGCGCCAAACTCACCCTCACTGAAGGACTAAGCGGTATCGACCCTAATAATATCTTATCGCTTGGTATTGAAGGTGGTGCAGATATCGAAGAGTTAGAGCACTGGCGAGCGCGAGTAATTGTGGCATTCGAGAAGAATGAACTTATCGGCAAATCAGAAGACTACGAAGTGTGGGCAGTGTCGGCTCACTCTGATGTCGATTTTGCTTGGGCACTCGATAACACGCCAGAGCGCGGCATGGTAGAGGTCTATATTGGTGCACGTGAGAACGACCCAACGCTAAGCGGTGAAGTGATCAACCTTGTTCAAGAGACCTTTGAATCTAACCGACTCGCTGGTTGTCATCCGTTTGCTCATCTTCCAGAAAAAACACCACTGGCAATAGAGATTCAAGGCATTGAAGACCTAGCAATTCGTGATGATGTGGTCACAGCCCTTGAAAACTTTGTGAAAGGGAAAATGGGCAAGATAAACCCTGATACTAAAAAGCCTGAATCCATCACCAACACCGAAATTGTGTTAGTGATTTCAACGGTGACCAATAACTTTATTGTCAAAGCACCCGTGGGCGAAGTGGCTATCGAAAATAATCAGATTCATGTATTAGGAGCCGTCACATGGACACCTCCGACTTAATCATTGAATACAGCAAAGGGGATTTTGCTGACGCTTACCGTGGGTTACTTCCTCAAGGCGAGTACTGGCAAGACACCGAGAACGCAGAGCTGACTAATACCATTAATGGTATAGCGAAAGACTTTAAGAAGACTCATGACGATATTGAATTATCACTATTAACAGAGTTTGAAGAGCAAGGGTTTGGTTGGAGGATTCAAGATTATCAAAGCCTGCTTGGGACAATGGGTTCAAACGGTTTGGTGTATGACGATGTGAAAAGGCCCAATCTGATTTTGATTAACCTTTTCAGCTATGACAATGCCACAGCCATTAACGCGTTTGAAAATGTCCGATTACCTCATACCGAGTTTCACTGGCTTTACCCATTAGAAGCCGAAACCCAGTTTGAACAGGCAACCGCCTTAACAATAAAGCCAGAGTTGAGCTCACAGTTAAAAATAGACGCTGAAGCTCAAATCTTGTGCCGAACTGCCATTACTTGGCAACTTGAAATAGGAGACACCGAATGAGCACACTGCAAGCTATTCCGACTCAGCACGGGATAGACATATTAAACAGTGAGCTGAAAAATACTGTAACCAAGTATCGGCTCATTGGTGCGTTAACCCATGACGCGCCAAGTGAATCACTGCATTCATTTTATGAAAACACCATTGAAACCAGTTACTACGATGACAATGGCGTTTTAACCTTCATCTTGAATCTACCCATTGAACAGCACTTTGATGAGTATCTGCATCAAATCCATGTGCTCGATAGCAACAATCAATCCGTGATCGAGTGTTCGACACCGAAAGTCGCTTTGCCGAAAGGCATTGGCGGCATGGTCACACTCAAAGCAGCGATTTCGGGTGAAGCTGGACAAGTCATTTTCAAACACAGTGAGTTTGTTACTGAAACTGAGCTGAATGAGCTACACCTAGCGCCGATTAAAGCTGCACTCGCAAATATGGTAGGAATGATAGGAGAGTTTCACCATTCTGGTAACAAGCCTGCTTGGATTGACTTAAAAGGCGGAGAGCTTTCACGTGTTACCGATAAATTACTTTGGGATTATGCCGAGGCTGCTGGAATGGTCATTGCGCAAGCTACAAAAGACTTAGACCCGATAGCCCATGCAATGAAATTTGGCGACGGTGACGGAACCACAACATTCACATTGCCTAATCATCACCTAGGACATTTTACACGTGGTACTCCTTCTGAAGTAAATCATGGTGAGACTCAAGGTGATGCAATAAGAAATATTACTGGTGCAATTAATCTTAGATTTAATGGTAATGCAGACAACCCCTCCGGAGCTTTTAATGTTGGGCCTTTTTCTAATATTGAACGTCTTGCAATAGATTTAGGCAATTCTAATCCTTACGATGTTTATTCATTTGATGCATCAAGGGTTGTACCAACTGCTGCTGAAAATCGCCCCAAAACCGCAAACCTTTCAATTAAAATTCACCGAGGTTGGATGTAATGAAAATAGCGTATCACTACGATTACAAAACCCTCATTTATCAGGGTGAGAGTAAAGTCCATAAGTTGGCTGGATATGATGAATATATCTTGCCTCAGTTTTCTACGTGGGTAGCCAAACCAGCTTTTAACAAAGAAACCGAACAGGCCAAGTTTGATGTAAAAAATCAGAAATGGCTTGTTGAATTAAAGCCTGTTGAAGTGACGGCTTACCATAAGCAAACTCGCGAATCTAAAGCGTTTTCCGATGCGCCTTTGGTTACGGACGAATACACTCTAAAAAAACCGCTAACACAGTGGGATGAATGGATTAATGACTCTTGGGTAACCAACCTCAGCAACAAATACATTCACGATTATGCGCATGTGGACACCACTCGCACAGCGCTTTATACCAAACTAACCGACCCATTGGAAAATGAACTGGCACGAAAGAAACGACAAGGTAAAACCGATGAGGTACAAGTACTCTCTGATCGCATCAACGAGCTAGAAGCCAAAATTAAAGCAGAAAACCCATACCCCGAAGCGCCAGCCAATTAACCAACACACCCAGCATAGCCGCTGGGTGTGTTCTTTCTGCCTCCCAACTTCTATATCTCCGCACTAGAAATGCCATAAGTACCCTTTAAACCTCAGCTCTATACACTGGTTTTGTGGGGCGCTAATCACTAGTTACGAGAGAAAATCAATGAATCAAACAGAACTAAAAACGTTAGTAGTTTCTTTGCTAGACATTACAGGACTAAAGAAAGTCCTAACGTCTGTTAGTGCAACCCTAATCAGCTTTGGCGTGAACGATATTGCCCAGCTTATCGCGATCTTCGTGGGTATCGTTTCAGGTGTCATGGCTATTCGCCACTATGCCGTTGCCACCAAACTCAACCAAGCCAAGTTAGACAAGCTAAACTCTCAAGAGGACGGAGCAATATGAGCTTAAAAACCAAAGCAATACAGGCGGTGATGTGCTCTGTCACTTCAGTTCTTGCCATTGTCTTCACCATTGACTCCGAACTAGGCGTCAGTGAAAACGGTTTACGCCATATCGCTAATGAAGAAGGTTGCCGCCTTAAATCCTACCAATGCAGTGCGAATGTTTGGACTGTCGGCCTAGGTCATACCAACGGCGTGACCAAGGATACACATATTACCGAAAAGCAAGCAGCTGAAAGCTTTGTTGAAAGCGTATCTGCCGCTGAGCGTGTAGTTAACAAGCGTATCACCCAAACACCAAACCAAGGCGAGTACGACATGATGGTGAGCTTTGTTTATAACCTTGGTGCAGGTAACTTCACACGCTCTACATTACTGAAAAAATTTAACCGCGGTGATCGCACTGGTGCTTGTAATGAGTATTCGCGGTGGGTGTTTGTAAATGGTAAAGATTGCCGACTAGAAAAAAGCAACTGTGCCGGTATTCCTAAACGCCGAAGTAAAGAGCAAGACGTTTGTCTAAACGGTTGGCAAGGAGAGTAACCATGCTAAGTAATTATCTAACTCTGTTTAAAGCCGTTGCCTTTGCTGCCGTTCTTGGCGCTGTTGCTTACCTTTCCTACGACTACGGCGTAACGACTACAGAAGCTAAGGCCCTAAAAGCGCAAAATGCCCTATGGGACAAAGTAGAACAAAAACAAGACGAGGCTTTTCAATTAGCCGTAAAACTGGCTAACCAAAAGCCTGATATTCGAATGGAGTTTCGAGAGATAGAAAAAGAGGTGATCAAGTATGCTCAAAAGAACAGTGATAAGCAGTGCGTTGTTAATGATCCTGACTGGCTGCACATCCGCGCCGAATCAGTGCGAGCGCATAATCGAGCAATCGGTATTCAGCCCCCCTCCACCGTCCCTGATGGTGCCGCCAAAACCGTTACAAGTTACGAGCGAGACACCGAAGTCCTAGCCGAAGATGTAGCGAACCTGCAAACCTGTGCTGAAAATGCACAACAACTGCTATCGCTACAAACATGGATAAAAGCACAACTCAAACCCTCGCTGCAGTAGAGACGAATCTGTCTATACTCGATACTAAGCTACATCCAAACGCATGTACTCATTCGGGGTAATAACCTTTTGCCCCGTAAATTCATTCAACTCTTGCATCATATCAATCAGCGGCAAAAGCTCATTCTTGTGAAACAGCCAATCAACCTTACTGAGATCGAGTGACGTAATACTCTCGCGGCGAACACTCATTAATTCGATAGGCACTCGATGAAGGGCCAATACATCCGTCATGGTCTGGTTCTTCACATCTTTAAATGCATCTTTCGCTTCAACCTGCCCTATCGCCGTTAGTTGCGGCGCTTTGGTCTCTTTACCTTTCGCATTAACAAACAGGTTCTTGAATGCCATGCCTTCTTGTGCCTGAAGCTGTTTTTTGATCTCTTTTTCCTGCTTGTCGGTCATTGTTGGCTCATTCATATACAACAAATAACCAGCGTGATTACCATTACGGAAGTACTGACGACGAAACAAAGTGGCATCTTCATTTAGCCAGATAGAGGTCAGGCCGCTCACATGACTTGGCAAGCCATAAAGCTCTTGAGCAATATCATAGTCACCCAAATGAAATACTTGCCCATGTTTATAGTCCATGCGCCCTTCGTCATCGTAAGCGCGTGGTTTGTATGTCCAGCCTAAGTCTTCACGCCTACGCATATAAAGCGCGGGCAAGTGCTTCAACTTAACAGGCTCACCCAGCCCACGGAAACTGCGTATAACTTGCAGGTAGCCATTACCAAACGTTAAGTAATCTTGAATAAAGCGCTTTGCATCTTGGCGAGATAACAACCCACTCAACGCAATAGCCAAAATCAACGTATTACGTTTGAATTCTATTGCACTGGCATGCATGGGGTTCACGCGCAAGGCCTTAGCCAAAGTATCAAGTGGTATTGGCGGCTCATATAAGCCGTCAATTAACGCCACTTCTAAATAGCTCAGAATATCGCTATTCATCACACTTACAGGTTTAGAAAATTCAATCTCAATCACTTGCTCTCTCCAGTTATTAGAAGAACGTTACGCTTGTATCGTTATCTGCATTAACATCTATTGGTTCCCACGCTAGAACGTGCATCGAGGCCCATGCTAAATCAGCATGCGAACCTATCTTGCTACGATTGGAAACAAAGGTGACTTGTCCACTTTTATCGGTGGTTTGCTGGCGAATCATCAAAAAGGAATGCACTAGGTCATCCCAATCATCATCAAACAAGAAGCGCCCATTGTTGATAATCTCTCGCGCTTTATATGCCATCATGCGCTTCATCTCTGGTGAATAGTTCAACTCAACCAGAGCCGGGTAAAACTTACGTACCAACTCCGCTACCGCCGAGCCCACGCCGCCAGTGTCCATCGCTAAATAAACCACGTTGTACTTTTCGGTAATGCTTCGAATGGTTTCAGCTTGTTGTTCATAACTCGAACCTTTCAAACGAAGTTTCTCAATAGCCCGAAATACGCCGCCTTTGGTTTTGGGCTTCAGTGCAACCACTAACCCTGCATCATCCGAACCTTCACCAGTGCCGCCACCTCTTGGATCATAACCAACCAAAACCTCTGCATTACCAACTGGTCTCGCTTTATCGTGGTCTACGTCCTGCCACAAGTCAGTATCTGTCTTGCAAGCCAACAACGCCTTGAGCGCAAAGAACGAGGCGCTATCATCCAAGAATTTACAGCGAAGCAGGTTGTCGAACACCTCTTTAACCGGATACTTACGCTTAAGCTTCTCCATGTTAAAGAGCTTGTCACCGCCTTTGGCAATGGCATCATCAACCGTGATCATTTGACGGAAGATGTAGTCGGGGCCAAGCGCACCGTCTTTCAGTGCTTTATGGCTTAGGTCAATATTGTCTTCTTTCTTACCAGACCATTTCGGGTAAGCCTCATGCGCCATAGTAGAAGGGGTTGATATGTAGGTTGTACGGTACTGAGCCTGAATAGACATACCACCTGCATAGTCATCAAGTGCCCCAAAACGAGGTATCCAGAAAACCTCATCCCAATACATGTGACCGTTAAAGCCCTGAGAAGATGAAACATTGGTTGAACAGAAAATAAGGTTAGCGCCATTGCTTAATTCAATGTCGTCTTTACCTTTTAAATCAATGCCAGCAATCTCAAGAGCAAACTTGCGAATGTAATTTTTAAAGATGTACGCCTGCTTCTTGGACGCAGAAATAAACACCTGGTTATCGCCGCTAAGCACTGCATCTTCAAACGCTTCCCATGCAAAATAGAACGACAAACCGATCTGGCGAGATTTAAGATAAAAGCGAATCTCGTTGATCTCATCATTTTGCTTGTGCTCATGAATTTCTTTCTGGTAGGCAAAGAAGGTCTTTTCACGGTATTCATCCAGCATCTCTTTGGTGATGCCAGAAATATCATTTTTAACCTTATTTGATTTACGTCCTCGCTTATTCTCACCACCACTAGAACTAGTTGGTCGAGAGCGCTCTTCTGATTTCTTGTTTTTATAGTGCTGCTCTAGCAGCATCTTCAGCTCGCGCTCTTGGCATTCGAGTTTATGGTCAACCCACATCAAGTAGGCAATACGCTGCCTTAGCATTAATTCAACGGGTGCATCATCCCTCAGCTTTTTCCAATCAAACTGAGTTATCCATTTCTGAACCGTGCGAGTAGCCACACCAACTTGCTCCGCAATTTCAGGCGGTTTTCGTTGGCGCAAAAATAATTCCAAAGCTTTCGTTTGGTCTGTGGTGTATAGCGCTTCGCTAATAACATTCGTATCCATGCTTGCATAGTGCTATAGCCCCCTGAATTACTCAGCTTGTGCGCTTTCTATATTCACCATTTAGAAACAGCACAAATACAAAAAGACAAAGGCATTGGTTAGATTGGAATCATCGAATTTAGGAGAGAAATGATGTTCAAGTCAGAGCCTATTTGTATTTTAAAAGCTGGCCCCACCATTGACGGGCGAGACATTCCACAAAAAATCATTGATGACATTGCGGAAACGTACGACCCGAAAAAGTACACAGCTCGAATCAATGAAGACCACTCGGAGTGGAGTTGGAAAGGTGGTTCTGTGTTGTCTGTCGAGAAACGCGATGATGAACTTTGGGCAGAGATTAAGCCTAATTCTTTCTTACTAAGAAACATCGAAAATGGTCAGCTACTGCATACATCATGTGAGTACCTAGAAGATTTTGCGAACACTGGTAAAGCGTATCTAACAGGTCTTGCCTTCACTGATAATCCTGCGTCACTAGGGACAACGCAAGTACACCTTTCTGCTCAACCAAGTGAAAAAGATGCCGTGCAGGTATCAACAGGCCAAGTACTCAACTATACCGAAAAACTCTCTAAAGATAGCGAGACACAATCAGAACGCTCTCTATTAACAAAACTTTTTAATCTGCTCAAAAACACACCTGATGGACAAGAAGAGCAGCTTTCTAACCAAGAGGAATCGGAAGAAATGTCGAAAAAAACCGAAGAGCTGCTTGAGCAAAGCATTGAGCAGAACAAAGAGCTTAATAGCCAACTAGGTCAATTGGTGACCAAGCTATCCGCCCAAAGCAAGCAAACAGAAACACCTGAAGAAGGTAAAGCTAACCAAGAAGAAAACAAAGAAGTTACTGAACTAAAAGGCCAAGTAACCGAGCTTTCTGGTCAAGTCGAGAAACTGTCCGGTCAACTTGAGAAGTTAAGCAAGCTGACTGATGAAGATGAACGTAACCCAGCAGGTTCAGGCGGCGAAGAAGACGCGTACTTGTAAGCACTGATTCTATCCAAACCAACAACGAATTGAATTAGGTAACACAATGCAAAAACATACCAAAGAAAAACTTAGCGCTTACGTAAAAGCGGTAGCAGCACAAAACGACACTGATGACGCAACTGAGAAGTTTAATGTAAGCCCAAGTGGTACACAAAAAATCATCGCAGCCATTCGCGAAAGCAACTGGTTCTTGAAGAAAATCAACGTCATCTCAGTGAAAAATCAGAAAGGTGAGTCAATCGGTCTTGGAGTTACAGGCATGATCGCAAGTCGTACCGACACTTCTGGTGAAGGAAAGCGAACACCTAAAGATCACTCAAGCATGGGGGCAATGCCTTACATGTGTGAACAAACGAACTTCGATACCGCTGTGCGTTACGCAAAACTTGACGCATGGGCACATCATAAAAACTTCAACACACTGCTAAGTAAAGCAAACCGCGAGCAGATTGACGCCAATAAAATCACTATCGGTTGGTATGGTGAAAGCGTAGCTAAAAATACCGATGCTCAAGCTAACCCGAACGGTGAAGACGTTAATAAAGGCTGGTATCAAGCCATGCGAGAACACAACTCCGAGCGTTTAATATCTGAAGTAGAAGACGGTTCAAATGTGATTCGTATCGGTGAAGGTGGTGACGGTTCTGCTGGTAAAGAGAAAGGCGATTTTATCAACTTAGACCTAGCCGTACTTGAAACCAAGAATCTTCTACACGATGCGTGTGAGAACGATGGCAACCTAGTCGCAATTATCGGCTCTGATTTGCTTGCTTACGATAAGGCCAAGTTCTACGAAGCGCACGGCAATACGCCTAGCGAGAAAGGCAAAATTCAAGAAATGCAAGTTATCGGCACTTATGGTGGCCTACCTGCGGTAAAAGTACCAGGATTCCCTTCTACAGGCATCATGGTCACTAGCTACGACAACTTGTCTATCTACATTCAAGAAGGTTCTGTGCGCCGTTCTACAGGTAAAAAGAACGATGAGAAAGACCAGATTGAGAACTTTGAGTCTATGAACATGGCTTACGTTCTTGAAGAAAAAGGCAAGGCCGCTGCAATGGAATTCAAGAATGTGAAACTGTGGATCAAAGGCGCTTGGCACTAATTAACTAACACCCCACAAATGCAGGCTCTCTCGCCGCTTCATGTGTACTTATGTACTTAATGATAATCGCGAGTGCTGCCTGCATCCCCTACCCAATGAATAAGGTTGAGTCATGGCTGATTATGTCGGAAACAAAAACGAGATATACAACTCTGAGCTACCTGCTTCTGGCAAGTATCCAGCGCTAAAAATTTCAGAGTTTCAGTCTCTGTTCCATTTCCAAAGCAATGAGACAGAGGCAGGCATTTTGCACCACGCAAAAGTATCGCGTGTGAAAGTTCATTCAGAGCTAAAAGACACCCTAGAACCTTTTGCTAATTTAGCCGAGTTGTCGCAAGCACGGTTTGAGGATGAAGAGTCAGGCGAGACGCTCTACAAGCAAGCTGTTTTTGCGCTTACCGCCGCACAACTAATCAGCACACAAATGAGCGGTGATGCCACCAAAGACGCAGCAGAAAGACAAGAGGCCCTAACAGACAAAAAAGAAGAATGTGAAGTCCAGTACCGCCAAGCGGTAGACATGCTCATTCATGGTGAAGAAACCTACCGCTTTGAGAGGGTGTGATGAAAGCTTTGCAAAACCTAACAGACCTTTTCAAGACGCATATTGTTGATGCAAAAAGCTTTGATTCATGGGCTGAAGACGGCGCTATTTTTTGCACTCAAGGCGATGAAATTGACGGTTTTGAAGTCGAATATACCGCCATTATCTTTGTACAAAATGCCTCTCTCAATCCAGACAATTTGTTTATGCACATTGTCAGTTGGCTAAATAAGTATGACCAACACCGAAGCGAGAAAGGTTTAGCCATGCCGACATTTGCTGTCGAGCGTCTAGACAAAGGACGTTACGACATAAAGCTAAAGCTAGATATTCGAGAAGAATACAACCTGATCGAAGATGAACAAGGCGATTGGAAACAAGCCGGTGATCTATACCGATGTGATAACCAGTTTGAAGCCTCAGTTGATGAAGATGAGTTGGGGGAACTGGTTCACTTTGTTGGTCACGAGAATGACTTGCCATGTCAGAACTCACACTAAAAACACCCGAACAATTAACTCAAGTTGTTGAGAGCTTAGTGCTTACTGCGTCTGAAAAATTCGACCTGAACAGGAGAATGGCGAATCGTGCACGGCAATTCTTTCGAGCCCAGATAAGAGCTCAGCGAGATATTGATAACAACCCATACCAAAGCCAAACGCGAAGGAAGAAAGTCAAAATTCGGGAAGGTTTGGAAGGCGCCCATACCGCCAACAACAAAAACATGTTGTTAGGGTTTGGTCGCTCAATGCGAACCATTGTGACTGAAGACAATTTTGAAGTCGGGATTAAAGGAGTGGCTGGTGATATTGGACGCGAGCACAACGAAGGTTCACAGGTGTCATTTACTACTCGAGTAAACGGCTTTTTTGATAGCAAGGTTGGTCGCTGGAAAGGCGGCACACTGACTAAACGAAATTACACGATGCCAAAGCGAACCTTCATTGGTTGGACGCCAGCTCTAGAGCGAGAGCTACTAGCAATGGCAGCGGAATACTTTGCACTAGAGGATGCAGCGTAATGGAAAAAACCAAAGTACCAACATTCACAATCAAGCCCAAAGAAGGCGTCATTGTAAAAGACCCTAAAACGCTTGAGCCCTTAAAAACTTCAGGTGAAAGCAAACCTCGCAACACCTATTGGCTACGTCGTGTCAACGATGGTGACTGCACGGTTGTTGACACTTCGACAAAACAAACTACCACCAAGAAGGATGCTAAATAATGAGTATTAGCTTCAACGAAGTTCCTAGCAATATTCGCGTACCAGGTTGTTTTATCGAGATCGATAATAGCCTAGCGAACAGTGCAGAAGAACAACAGATCATCTTAGCCATTGGTAATGCGATTGAAGGTGCCAAAGTTGGGCCAAATACCGTGACTTTGTGTATGGACGAAACCATTGCCGCAGAGAACTTCGGCAAAGATGGCGCAACCTCTGAAATTGTGGAAATGGTGAAATACTTCCGCAAACAAGATGAAGTCATGCCTATCTTCGCAGTCAGTGTTGACGCTGGTGATATCACTAGTGCTCTAGCCTCTTTGGGAGATGTTCAATATAACCACATCATGTGTTCACTCAATGATGAAACCACCATTCGAGAGTTAGGTGAGTTGCTTGAAGAGCGTTATGACGCGATGCACCAGATCCCCGGCTTAGCTTACATTCCCAAAAAAGGCACACACGCAGAACTCATCACCTTCGCCCCTGTGAGTAATTGCTCGTTGATTAGCTTCATGCCTATCAATCAATTCTGTGATTCAGCAAAAAATGAACTCAGTGATGCGGCTGCAATTGGTGCTTGGGTTGGTCAAATTGCGCCTTCGCTTGCTACTGACCCTTGCCGACCTTTGCAAACTTTGAAGCTTAGTGGCGTTTACTCAAAGGCTGCAAGTGAGTGGACGTTTACTGAGCGTAATATGCTGCTATACGAAGGTATTAGTACCTTCACCGTTAGCTCAGCAAAAGAAGTGATGGTTGAGCGTCCTATTACTGCCTACACAGAAAACGCCGCTGGTATTGCAGATAACAGTTATCTCGATGTGTTGACACCTGCCACAGCGATGTATTTCCGTCAGAAGCAACGCTCACGCATTCTCAGCAAATACGCTCGACACAAACTGGCGAAAGATGGAACTAAGTTTGCTCCCGGTCAGGCTATCGTGACACCAAACATGCTCAAAACGGAGTTGCTCGCCTTGTATCGAGAGCTGGAATACAACGGTATTGTTCAGGACTTTGACGGCTACAAAAAGTCACTCATCGTTGAACTAGACGATACCAACAAACAACGTGCGAACTACCAAGATTCCCCGCAGTTCGTGAATGGTCTAATCATTACCGCAGGTAAGGTTCAATTTAGGAAGTAACTTATGTCAACGAAAATTACTAGCCGTGCAGTCCTTAACGCTGGTTCGTTAGGTCGCCTGCCACTAAAGGAAGGTGCTGAGATTGGCTTTGGTAACCTAAAGCGTGAAGCTGTCATGGGTGATGATGGCCCATTAGGTTTTACCGAAGAGTACTCTGATGCACCATTTATCAAGGCAACCATCGTTCACGCCAAAGCTACAGATGAGGAAGCGATCGCAAACTTCGTTGGTGAGAATGTCACCCTAGAAACCAACAGCGGCAAAACCTACACCTTGAAAGATGCATGGACGGTTGATCCTCTTACTCTCAATGTGAAAGACGGTCAGCTTGAAATCTTACTTAACGGCACTGAGCTGATACCACAGTAAGGAGTGACCTCATGCTATCTATCCTCATGAAGAGAAAGCACCAGTTACAGGCAACACAGCAACAACCAGAACAAACTCAGCGACCAGAGGCGAGCACTTCTACTCGCCCTGCTTTTGTTGATAAGCCTTGGGAAGAAACTCAAGCAGCTTTGAAGAATGACTTAGGCTTCTTAAAAAGCTTGTCAGGCTCTAAAGAGAAAGACCCTTACAAAGAAGAGCTGGTGAAAAAATACCTCCCACTGGTAGAGAAACTGCTTGAAACCCATAAAGGCAACTACGCCAACCTTGAAGTAATGTGGTGGTTCTACTTGTGGCAAGTCGATTTAGGTCGATTTGAAGAAGTCTATGATGATTTCCGCTTAGCTATCGAAGGTGGTTTAGAGCCTCCTATGACATGGCGAACCAACGGACATACTGCGTTTTGTGATCTTGTTTTCACATACTCACACAAAGCTGTTCAGAAGAAAAAAGAGTTCAAGCGAGAGTATTTAATCAATGCCGTCAAAGACCTTCGCTCTGGACAGCTCGCAACTAATGCGCCACTAAAAGTGAAAATGTTCCGCCTAGTCGGTGATTGGCACCTTGACGCTGGCGAGAAAAAAGAAGCTCATGATCTATTTGAGCAAGTAATGAAGCTTGACCCACGTAAGGGTGGTCGCAAGACCAAACTGAACGAATTAAAAGAGGAGCTAGGTTATGACAGCCCAAACTAAAAAAGTAAAACTACCTGTTCCTATTGAGCGTGATGGTACAGACATTACAGAAGTAGAGATACGTAAACCAAATTCAGGGAACCTACGCGGCCTGAGTCTAGTGGATGTGTGCGAGATGAAGTTTGAAGCAGGGGAAACTCTACTACCTCGCATTTCAAACTTAAATGATCGTGACGTATTAAATATGCCAGTAGAGAACTGGGCGCCATTACTGACGACTATCGCCTCTTTTTTCGTCCATACGGAACTGTAATAGAGCACGTAGAAGACTATTACGCTGACATTGCAGCGGTGTTTCACTGGCAACCAAGCGAAATAGATAGACTCAGCTACGAAGAACTATTGTTGTTCCGCGAAAAAGCACGACAAAGAACTGAACAAGAAGAGAGCGAATAAGCTCTCTTTTTTATTTTGGGAAGAATATCTATGAAGATGAATCTCTCTATTGTGATGGGCATGAAAGATAAGACCAAGCCTATCCTAAAAGGCATGAGTAGCGAATCAGACCGCTATGCAAAGAAAATTAGACAGGTACAAAAGGCTCAAGCAAACGACTCTAGCGCTATGGCTATGATTGATCGCTTTAACGACATTAAGAAGGCCAAGCAGAAAAACATACTCGCTCTGAAAGCAGAACAAGAGCAGCTAGATAAACTGCAAAAGAAAGCGAAACAGCTTCAGGCACCGAGTGCCGCCCTTACTGCGAGAATCGCCAAGCAGCAAGAAAAGTTGAACAAACTCAATACTGAACAAAAGCAATACCAAACAGGATTAATGGGCTTACGTAAAAGCCTCAAAAAGTCCGGTGTTTCCGTGTACAAGCTCGATAGCGAATATGAACGCTTGAATAAGAGTTACAAAGAACATGGCAAAGAGATTACCTCACTACAAAAGAAGTACTTGAAGCTACAAGGCATCATGAAACCGATGCAAAAGCTCAATGGAAAAATAAAGCTTCCTAAAGTCGGTGGTGCTATAGCAGGTAAAGGGGCCGCTTTGCTGGGTGGTTTGAGTATTGCCAGCCTAGTAACTGAAGTGAACAGTGCAGCAACAGAAATGGACGATCTTGCGAAAAAATCTGCCACTCTAAAAATATCCATTAGTGAGCTGCAAGCCATGCGCAAACAAGCTTCGCATGCAGGTGTTGACGAAGATACAATGTCATCGGCCTTAACACGCTTTACTAAACGTCTAGGTGTCCTACAACAAACCGGAAGTGGCGCTCTGGGCTCTTACCTCAAAAAGAGTGGTAATTCTGCATTCAAGGACTTAGATGGAGCAGCAAATACCCAAAAAGCTTATGAAGCACTCTTAGCATCATTTTCAAAACTTAAAACCGCTCAAGAACAAATGGCATTCGCTGACGCTGCCTTTGGTCAGGACGGTCGCCAAATGCTCTTGCTTCTTCGAGAAGGTACAGACGGTTTAGCGAGGTCACGAAAAGAGTTAGCCGAATTGGGCGGAGGGGCAACGGCAGAAGATGCAGCTAAAGCTGAAGCTTATAATGACGCTTTGCAACGTATTCAAGAAAGCATTAAGTCTATCAAGTATGCCGCCCTTGCCCCAATCATGGAAAAAGCGACCCAAGCCTTTGGTGAATTCACTGAAAACTTTAAAGATGCGGAATGGCGAGACGAAACAATAACCAAAGTAACTCAAGTGGTAAAAGGTCTCTACAACGGACTCATTTTTCTGGGTAAGGGAGTTATTTTTGTGTCTCAACACTTCCGTGAGATTGTTGCAATAGTGGCTTTGGTCAAAGCGGCCTTAATAGCACTAAACGCGGTGATCTTAGGTAACCCAATTGGCTTAATTGTCGCGGCAGTTATGGCGGCGGTTGTTGCCATTACCTATCTAGTTGATAAGTTCATTGGGTTAGACAAAGTGATAGCTTGGGTAGGCAAGAAAATTCGCTGGCTGTGGGATGAGTTCAAAAAGCTCATTAACAAGCTGCCAGATGCTTTAATACCTGAAGGTTGGAAGTTGCAAACCGAAGAAGCTGGCGAACAAGTAGATAAATTGGCAGGAAAACTTAACAAGATTAAGGACAAGAACGCCAAGTTAGGTATCACGACTAATGAAACATATAACCAAACGGAACAACAAGGTTACACGGGATATCAAGCCGGAGGACTTACCGCCCAAAATCAATACCGACCTTATCAACCATTGGCTCCACAAACAATGAAGAGCAAGTCTGAAGTATCACTGACGATTAAATCTGATAAGCCCGTGTCTGTAGACCAAGCCAAAACGGACAAAGGGACGGACCTTAATATGGATGTTGGAAATATGGCATGGGGATTCTAGAGAGCTTTAGTTAATGCAACTAAGTAAGAAAAGTGCGCTTCTTTTAAATCCTCTGGGAGCTTTCGAGCGAGAGACGCGATCTCTCGTTCAACATTGTAATTGCCAGTATCCATCGCAATCAGTACATCTATATGCGATAACTCCAATACTTCTAGATAGCTCTCATAATCTTCGATAGTCATCATTCTAGCCCCACGCTCTATTCGCTTAATAGTCGCAAGAGAAATGCCAGTCTTTACAGACATTTGTTTCTGGGTAATACCAGCTATGTCACGAAAGCGCCTAAGAATTGATATTATCAACGACGTTTTTCTCAT